GAACTTAAAACTGATACCAGGCTCTTATGATGTAACTGTTTCATCTAAGAACATCAGTACTTTTAAAAATGGAAAGACACAATACTGGATTGCACTTGAACCAGAATCAACATATTCTGCGTAGGGGGAACATACATGGAAAAGTTTCTCTGGGTGGAGAAGTACCGTCCAACGAAGGTAGACGAGTGCATACTCCCAAGTAATCTAAAACAAACTTTTAAACAGTTTGTCAAAGATAAAAAGATACCTAATCTTATTTTATCTGGTGGTGCTGGTGTAGGTAAAACTACAGTTGCAAATGCTATGATAAATGAGATAGGTGCAACATCAATGATGATAAACGGTTCTGAAGAATCTGGTATTGATGTTCTCAGAACTAAGATTAAAAACTTTGCATCTACAAGTTCTCTTGAAGGTGGTCGTAAGTATTTAATCTTAGATGAGTCTGACTATCTTAATCCTCAATCAACACAGCCTGCACTTCGTGGGTTCATGGAAGAGTTTCATAAGAACTGTGGTTTTATTCTTACTTGTAATTACAAGAACAGATTAATTGAACCATTGCACTCTAGATGTGGTAGTATTGATTTTAAAATAACAAAAAAAGAAAAACCACAACTTGCAAATGCGTTCTTTAAAAGAGTAAAGAATATACTTGAGCAAGAGTCTATTAAATATGATGAAAAGGTTGTTGCAGAACTGATTAATAAATACTTTCCAGATTGGAGAAGAACTCTAAATGAAATGCAAAAGTATTCTGCTTCTGGTCAAATAGATTCTGGAATACTTGTTAATTTATCGGAGGTAAGTATAAATGAACTTATGGACGCACTTAAAAAGAAAGAGTTCACAGTTGTTAGAAAGTGGATTGTTAATAATTTGGATAATGACCCAAATCGTATGTACCGTCTTGTTTATGATTCTTTGTATGATTATCTTGATGGTAGTACTATTCCTCATGCTGTTCTCCTCATTGGAAAATATTCTTACCAGTCGGCATTCGTTGCAGACCAAGAAATAAATATGTTGGCTTGTATGACTGAATTAATGTCTACGGTGAAATTCAAATGAGTTATGAATTAAAAGAATATCTAAAAGCAATCAATCAGTCTAAAGAAAAACTGATGGATACTGAAGATGAAGTCTGGGAAAAGAAATACCCAGCCTATATTGTAAATAAATGTCTTGCACCATCTGATATGCAAACTTGTTTAATTGTTAATGAAGTCAACGGACTTTCACACCTAGACAATAAACTTCAGTTTGATTTTTTGATAAATAGTCTTAGAAGAATGAATAGATATTCTCCTTGGCAGAAAGCTAAGAAGATAAGTGATATAGAGTATGTAAAAGAGTATTATGGATATAGTAATGAAAAGGCTAGGTCTGCACTCACCATACTTAATAATGAACAGATTAAATATATAAAGAAGAAATTGAATAAAGGTGGAAGACATGGAAAAAACTATTAATTGGTCGCAAGACCAAATGTTGGAAGTTGTATTAAAAGAACCAGACGATTTCCTTAAGGTAAGAGAAACACTATCTCGTATAGGTGTTGCCTCCAGAAAAGAAAAAAAGTTATATCAGTCTTGTCATATACTGCACAAGCAAGGTAAGTACTATATCGTACATTTCAAAGAACTATTTGCATTAGATGGTAAAGAAACAAATCTATCAGAGAATGATATTGCAAGAAGAAACACAATCGCAAAATTATTAAATGATTGGAATCTAGTAGAAGTAAAAGGAAGTATGGAGCCTGCAGCTCCTCTTAGTCAAATTAAGATATTGGCTTTCAAAGATAAAGACGAATGGACTTTGGAAACAAAATATAATATTGGCAAAAAGAAAGAGGACTAACAGTGGATAAATTTTCCGACTTTATTTCAGAACAGAAGAATGAACAACCTTATAGGTTTGTAAATTTAATTCATCATACACCAGATGACCCTAATAAAACTGGTGATTTGATGGTTGCAGAGGCAAAAAAATTAGGTATAAATGATACCTATCAGTTGAATGTTGATGGGGGGTATCTTACACTTAATGGAAAAGGTAGCCTAGTTGCTCATAACTTTTCAGTTGAAGAGGGAAAAGTTGTATCTGCGACCACGACTAAAAATTCAGATAAAAAAATAATACACGACAAAGAGGGTTTTGAAATTTCACCAGAGAACACTATTTGTTTTGTTAGAGTTGCAATAGGTAGAGGATATCACTTACTAGAACAATTAAGGTTACATGGTGTAAAAACTGTTAACTCAAGGTATTGTCATATGATATGTGATGATAAATGGTTTAATTATGTTGCATTAGAAAGAAGTGGTTTTAGACAACCCAAAACTGATTTAATATCACATATAGAAAATCTTGACACACCAATAAAAAATATTGGAGGCAAATATCCTATGATATTAAAGAGTGCGTCTGGTACACAGGGAGTTGGTGTTATTTTTATAGACTCAAAACAAGCATTACTCTCAACTATGCAGTTAATTAATAAGATAGATGAAAATGTGAGAATGGTAATACAAGAGTATATAAAAACACCTTATGATGTTAGAGCCATGGTTTTAAATGGTGAAGTGGTTGGACAATTAAAAAGACCAATCATTACTGGAGATTTTAGAAGTAATATAAGTCAGGGTAATGAACCAGAAAAAATAGAACTCACAGAATTAGAAAAGAGTGAGTGTATAAAAGTTGCAAAAGAAGTTGACGGAATGTGGGTAGGAGTAGATTTTATACCATCAAAGGATAGAGAAAAAGAGTCACCATATTTTATAGAGGTAAATAGTTCGCCTGGCACCACACACATAAGTGAATTAAATAATGTTAACATTCACAAAAAAGTTATTGAAACATTTAAAAATAGAGAAAACTGGAGAAAACTATGAGTATAATATTAGACGCATTAAAAAAGAAATACGAAGCTGAGATTGAAGAGGGAAAAGTAAACATTAAAGTTATGTTAAATAATCCAACCTCTATTCCAGAACATTCAAAATTCCTAGAAGAACTAGATGTACATCTTGGAAAGATTGCAGAAGCAGAAGATAAATTAGGTGTAATTAATAATCACTTCGACAGTAGTCAAGAACTATTAAACGAAGACGTTCAGATGGCACTTAAGTTGTAGATGGACAAACAAGTAAAAGATATACTACTTAAAGAAATCAAAAGACAAGAAACTACAGTAGAACTAATTGCAAGTGAAAACTTTGCAAGTCAAGCTGTAATGGATTTGTGTGGTTCAGTATTCACAAACAAGTATGCAGAAGGATATCCAAGTAAGAGATATTACAATGGTTGTGAGTACATGGACGAAGTAGAACAACTTGCAATAGATGAGGTCAAAAAACTATATTACTGTTCTCATGCAAATGTTCAACCACATTGTGGTGCAAACGCAAACACAGCTGTCTATCAAGCATTTCTAAAACCAAACGATACTATTCTTGGAATGGACTTAGCATCTGGTGGACATTTAAGTCATGGTTCTAAACCAAACATATCTGGTAAGATATTTGATGCACATTACTATGGTGTCAATGATGAAGGTTGGTTAGACTATAATGTGATTGAAGACCAAGCAAAGAAACTTAAACCTAAAATGATTGTTGCTGGTGCAAGTGCATATTCCAGACTAATAGATTGGAGTAAGTTTAAAGTTATTGCAGATGAAGTCGGTGCAATACTGTTATGTGATATGGCACATTACTCTGGATTGATTGCTGGTGGACATTATACTAATCCAGTACATTATGCAGATGTAGTTACTTCTACCACACATAAAACATTACGAGGCCCAAGAGGTGGTATTATACTATGGAATAATGATGAGTACACAAAGAAACTAAACTCTGCGATATTTCCCGGCACTCAAGGTGGCCCACTAATGAATATGATTGCGTCTAAAGCACAAGCATTCAAAGAAGCAAATACCACAGACTTTATACAATACATCAAACAAGTCATAGATAACGCACAAGTTATGAGTGAAGTGTTTATGGATAATGGATTTAATGTATTGACTGGTGGTACAGATAGTCACTTGATGTTGGTTGATTTAAGTGATAAGAAATACTCTGGTAGAGAAGCTGCAGATTTACTAGAAGATAATGGAATAACTGTAAACAAAAATGGAATACCAAATGACCCTAGAAGTTTTGTAGAAACATCTGGTATTCGAATAGGTACAGCTGCAGAAACAACCAGAGGTCATGGTGCAGATTGGTTCAGAGATTTGACCAAGAGGATAATTGATATACTTTCTTGACAAACCCCTTTTATTATGGTAAATTTATATTATGAAGTTTTATACAAATGTCGTTAGATACGGTAACAACCTTCTTATAAGAGAAGTCAATAATGGTGA